CACTGAAGTCACGGGCAATCTTCTTCCCATCAAATCCAGCCCCATATCCATGAGGATTATTCTGGTTTGAGTCTGAAAGATTCTGTTGTTCTTCTCGCTTTACATCAAATAGTTTCATCTTTGCCCGATCAATGCCCAATACAAACTTCTTGTTTACAGTGGCACTATTATAGCGATTCTTGAGTTGCTTTACCATAATCTGGTCAAGAGAATCCAGTTCTTCTGTTGCAATAAGAGCGACAAAGAAATCTGCTGTAGCAGGAAGACCAAACGACTCGGATGTGTCCTCAAGACCAAAATCGCTATTAGCAAAACCAGATCGATTGACCTGTGTTGCTGAGAAGATCGGTACATTGTACTCTACCGCAAGACCGCGAATCTCTTCTGCAATGGCTTTGATGTAATAATAACTTCCCACATTGGCAGATGCTTTCAGTCTTGCGGATGCACAAATGTTGAGATAATCGATAAAGATTACATCGGGAATAAATCGCTTTTTGATCTTCAGTTCATCCAATAGATGCTTAAAGTTGGTAACAGAAGCAGATGCAGTTGGATATTCTTTCACAATAAGTTTTGACTTGATCGTTGATCGCAGATCGTTGATCTTCTTATCGTAAATTGGCTTTGAAAGCGTCTTAAGATTATCGATTGTGATGTCCAGTAAATTAGCATCAATTCGTTCAGCGATTCTTTCTTCTGCCATTTCGCAAGTGATGTATAGAACATTCAGGTTCTGGCTCAGGCAGTTTGCAGCGTGATGGCAAAGGAATAGAGACTTACCTACACCAGTACCAGCCATAACGATATTCAATGTCTTTGAAGGAACTCCACCGCCAGTAATGGCATTGAAGAACTCTAGATCAAACGGAATACGCTTCTCTTCCTGATGATAAAAAGCAAACCGTCTTTCAGCATCATCGATATAATCGTGACCGATGTGATTATCGAAAGATACTGACAATGCATTCGAAAGGATGGTTGGAATTGCATTCTTGGTATATGTCTTGGATTTTCCTTCAATGATATGAATCGAATCCATGATCGCGTTATAAACAGCCTTATCCTTTACATGGTTTTCTGTTTGCTCAATCAACCATACAAGTTCACTTGATTCTGAGTTTGAAAAAACTTCATCAAGACAATCATTAGCCTCTTTGTACTGATCCTCAGATACAATGTCCATGCTATTCAGAGAAATAATCATAGCCTCCTTTGAAGGGAGGCTATTGTACTTTGAAATAAAGTTACTGATTAGTTCAAATACAGTCTTGGTAGTATTGTTGCTAAAGTATTCTTGCTTTAGAAATGGATGTACCTTTCTGGCGTAGGCTTCATTCGTCGCCAGATTCTTCAGTATGATCTTCTCCATCGACATCAAGATTCTCCTTGCCTATTCTAGCTTCTTCGTCAGTTAGTAATTCCACTATGACATCACCTACAACGACATCAAATTCACTCTTTGGTATGTCGGAAATATCGCCCTCGACTATATCATAGGTAAAGTCTAAAAGCAAGTTGTCATTTTCTTCTTTGATATGAATCTTACCAATGGTGAAAACATATCCCTGGTATTTTCCTTCAGTAATTTCCAAAGGAATCGATTCTGCATTCAAATCTTCTCTAAGTTTATACTTCTTCATCTGTATGATCTTTTATAATTTCTTTTGCTTGATTAATGTCCATTGGATCTATGAAACAAGGAGTTCCTTCTCCATGCCACCCACCAATAATATTAAAATTAAAATATTCGTGAGCTTCATCATAACTCATACCCTCAGACATTAAATTTTTTGTTATGATGGAGATATCATAAGTTGCTATTGGAGCTGTATGACCAAATCTCCACATCAAACCAATAAAAGCATTGTCGTGACCGTCACAAAATAAAACATCAGCCATACTTGAATTCCTCCTGTACCTTTTCATCAATTTGCTTTAGAATATCAGCGGTGAAGTACTTCTCAGGTTCTTCGTTGATATGCTTTTCGAACACCTTAGTACCATCAGGAAGTTCAATCTTAGTAGAGTTCTTCTTGAAGATACCACAATCCAAGGCAAGGTCAACAAGACCGTAGTAACGATTCAAACCGCTATCGAAGTTCAGTTGAACCTGAACGATCTTGTTTTCCTTGGTTAGTCGGCTCTTGTAAAGTTTGCAAGTAATTAGATTACCTACAACTTCATCATCCTGCTTATCCTTCTTCTTGGATAGAGTTACGATAGTAGAAGCCGCATATTTTAGACCAGATCCACCACCAAGTTCCTTTGTCGGAACATAGGCTCCTACTACATCGTAGGTATGATTCGTCATGAGCATGGGAATCTTGGCCTTGCCAAGCTTCAGCGTAAGAACGCGGAAAGTTCCCTTGATGACTTGTGCGCGAGTCATGTCGCGGGTATTCTTACCTTCAGCGACATCGTTCATTTCCTTGGCAGTGCTCAACATACCCAGTGAGTCAAGGACAATCATCATTGGCTTGCGCTCTGATTCGTCTGTTGCAAGAACCTTGTCAACAATGGTCAAGCACTGATGGCGAAAGTCTTCTACTGTTTCGACTGGAAAAACAGCAATTCGTTTTGGGTCTACTCCACGATCAGTAAACATATCACTGGTTACTGCTTGTTCAGTATCGAAGTATAGGACTACGCCTTCCGGGTTCGCTGCAAGAAATTGCGCCACGATACCAATGCTGAAGTAAGTCTTGCCAGTAGCAGATTCACCAGCCAGACAGGTAATTTTGTTATCAGGTAGACCATCAAATAGACTGCCAGATAACAGAGCATTAAACACATAAGACCCAGTATCAATATAGCCGCCAACATCAGATCCATCAAGTCCATCTTCGACTTTACTTGCGAATTTGTTTCCTGAGACATTAATCATTTCCTTTAAAAAATCCATATTATTCTCCGTTAGTTAGTCCGATTGTTGCATTATCAACTACTGTAAGTTGAGTAGTGCTGAAATATCTAATTTGTCCATTGTCCAAAATTACCATATATTGGCTATTTGCAAATTCTCCTGAACTGAATAGAAGAATAATCCAACCTTCGCCAAGAGGAGTGTTTACTGGAATAAGTCTTTTAAATTCGTGTATCATGAAAACATAGCCTCCAATGTATTTCGTCTTTCTGTCTGCCACCCAATGGCTTCTACGATAGCCTTAAGTGGGTCTAGGAACGCTTTCTCAAACTGAGTATCATAATCAATATAGGCGTTTAAGTCAAACTCTTTCGGCAAAGAATTCATGAAAGAAATAACACAATCCTTACCAGTTAAACCACCAACAGGATTTGGTGTCTTAAGATACAAGAACTTGATCTTGTCTGCATCCCGAATAATTTGATATTTCTTCTGTAGTTTAGCCTTATTGATATAGTAGTTGTAAAGAAGAGCACCCTTGACGGCAATTGGAGTACCTTTCTTATAGATTCTACTACTGTCAGTATAATCCTTAACACCATTCACAGAACGCGGAAAAGCAATATCTTCAGGATCAAAATTCTTGAACTTCTTTCTGAATTCATCAATATGTTTGATGAGGGTATCATTATCCTTGGTCAGTATGATATCGATACACTTCTTAAGTTCCTCCCGAACAACCTGTGGGGTTGACGAGCGAGTTGTTTCAATACCCATGATCTTAGTCTTGGGCTTCGCATATCGAACCCCCTCTGAATCATGCACTAGAAGCATGTAACGCTTCTTCGCTGTCCAGATTCCCTTGGAAGCAATCGACTCTCGCTTCATGAACATTTTATTTGCATAAGCATTCATGTAGTTGGCAAGTTCATCATAACACTTCTTGATGTAAGGTTCGATGATCTCCTTGCAGCATTTATCAAGATAAGTCACAATATCTTCAGTAGATTTATCTTTGACTAGCCTCTGCACAAGAGGACCCATGTTGATGTAGATGGAGTCTGTATCACTTGCTACGACATAATCAAACTCACTCTTGAGCATCTTGTTCAGGAATTCATTGATCTTATTTTCAATCCAGCGAATCGAAAGTTGACCAGATAGCGTAATGGCTTCTGCGATTGATTCGTCGTAGTAGCGGAAGTATTCGTTTCCTACAGCACCGTAAGCCGAGTTTAGCTGAATCTTACGGGCCATCTGGAAGTTGTTGTACTTGGCAACCAGGAACTCCAACTCAGTTCTCTCTTCTTCGGTGATGTTCTTACTTTCCAGTTTCTTCTGGCACTCAATCATCTTCTTCTTGTACTGGCTGCGTTCGGCATACATCTTTTCCATAAGCCGAGGAAGGAATCCCTGAATGTCCTTACGCAAACCAAGACCATTTGATGCCACGCAAATGTTCTTCTTCTTGGCTTCGTTGGTGTAGGTCTGTGCCTCTGGTGTGTTATTCAGAACACGAATCGGAGTCAGACCACCACGGAAGAAATATGAATCACTGCAAATAGTCTCTGGAGAGAGATTGTATTGCATGATGAGGTGTGGATAAAGACTGTTCAAGTCGAACGAAACAATCCAGTCGTTCATGCCAAGAATGGGTTCCTTGACATACGCACCTTCATACTGCTGTTCCTTGACTGCAGACTTCTTCTTTGGAATTACAATTTTGTCCTTAAGAAGTTCATTGTAGATAATGGTATCCCATGTACGAACCTGACTGAATACATCTTCATAGTTCACCTTGGCTGAGTAGGCCACGGCAAGAACTAGTTCGATCAGCTTCATCTTCTGTTCAAGCTTGTAGACTAGTTCAACGTCATGGTGATTATAGTGAACGAACTTGTTGAAGTCATTCTTGTAGAACTCCTTCAGGTTGTCGTATTCGTCATAGGAGAGTTTACGCTCACCTAGTTCTACTGATGCAATATAATCAAGACGGTATGATTCTTGCTTCGTATAAGTGAACTTGTTGTATAGTTCGTAATAGTCGAGAGTAGAGATACCCATGATATCATAACACTTTTGTGGTCCACGGGTTGCTGACTGAATTACCTTTTCAATTACACGGTTAAAAGGAGAAAGTCTAGCCGCCTCTTCTTCTCCCAAGATATAATTGATTCTATTGTAGAGATATGGAATATCGAAGAAACGAACATTCCATCCCGTGATGATATCAGGAGAATGCGATTCCCAAAAGATAAGAAAGTCTTCTAGAAGCTGTCTTTCATCATCATATTCCTGACATTTGACATTTGGCAAATCAATCTTGAACTTGCCAAGACCGAAAACATAAGACTTTGCCCCGAGCCTAACTGTAATCGCAATAACCTTCTCAGTCGGACTAGAGATTTGGGGAAATCCATCTTCGCATGTAGTTTCAATGTCAATAAATGCAGTTACAATCTCTCGTTCGTTATAAGAGATTTCTTCTGGAAACTCTTTACTGATAAACTGATAGATGAAGTCGGTTTGACCATAAATCTCAAATCCAGATACACCATCATACTTCTCAATAAATTCACGGCACTCATACATGTTTCCGGGAGAAAGTGCCTGAAGTGGCTGGCCAGCGAGAGTCTTCCATTCTGATGGCTTGGTGCTAGGCACAAATAAAATCGGGTCAAAGGAAACTTCCCTTTGAACCCGAATCCCATTTTCCACGCCTCTATAAAGTATTTTGCTGCCGCGAGTTTCTACACAGGTATAAAATGCCATGTGTCGATTATAGCAGCAATTGATGACAAATCAAGCATCATCCTTTGAGTTTACATAGGCAGAAAAAAGAACACAATAATTTAATATATCAAGAATTGCGTCCTGATATCCTTCATTATCCACTACAAGCTTTCCTGCATTTGCGAATGTGCTTAGTCTTGAAACCTTGTCAACAATTCTGACTAAAAATCCTTGCTCAGTAGAGCAAATGCCCATTGCTTGGCATCTCTGGAAGTTGGCAAATGGTTGTTCTCCACTATTTCCAGCGTAATCATGATTCTTTTTCTTCATGATTTCCAAGGCAGTCTTGCATAATTCTTCGTGATGTTTTAGTAATTGTTCTCTATTCATACTCCTGTGCTCCCGAAGCCACCGCTTCTGTTTGTTTTTTGTTCTGGTCTTTCTGTTAAGTGGAGGTAAAGAAAGTGTTCCTTTCTTACGAGTTCCATTTGAGCAATTCTTTCGCCATGCGAGATATCGTAAGAAATATCGCTGGTATTCACTACTGGAATCATTAGCTCCTCAACATA